GCTTGGTGCGAAAGACCGCGCCCAAGACAGATGGATGAACACCCGGCGGCACCTCGATGATGGCCCGGATGTCGTTGATTGAGACCTCACCGCGCTGGGTGCAGACCAGCACGGCCAGCGCCCGGCAGCGCTCAAGAAACTGGTGGTCTCGCTGCTCAAAGATGTCGAGCTGGCGCTCGCGCATGTCTCGGCCTGAGTTAATCATTGGCTAAGTACTCCTTGAGGGTGGGTCTGACGGGCAGCTCAAGTGCTTGGACCGGGGTCTTTTCCGTTGGCACCCAGCCAAACCTACGCCAGGTCTGGGTGACATCAGTCTTGGCGGCTGGCACATACTCACAGCCCTGCAAGAGGGTCTTTGTTGGGGGGGTGATCGTGATCATATGGGCATCCAGATCAGTAGAACTACGCAGGCCACAAACAGCGCGGCCACGGTGATTTTTTCAGACAGGGTTTCATGCATTGTTGTACTCCAGGTTGAGGCGTTTCAGAAGGTTGGAGGCCTGTGTTGGCCCCCAGGTCACATTGCCACGGGGCGTGGCTACACCGCGAGCCTCAAGGGCTGCGGCAATGTCTCTCAGGGTGCTGGCACCAGACCGGGCAATGATGTCGCGCACGATTGGGCCAACATCATCAGCATAGGTGTCTGCCTCCTGCTTAATCACTTGAACACCGATGGCCGATCCGATCTGGGGTGTAGGACTGCCCAAAATGCGGCCCCTGGCCTTGGCCTGCACCAGTGCTGACTTGGTGCGCTCGGAGATCTTGCGTGCCTCCCACTCAGCGAACACGGCCATCATCTGCAAGAAGGTGCGGTCAGCCTCGGGCATGTCAGCGCAGACAAAGGGCACGCCGGACTCCAGCAGGCCGGAGATGAAATGGACATTGCGGGCCAAGCGGTCGAGCTTGGCGATCACCAGCATGGCCTTGGCCTTCTTGGCGGTGGCCAGGGCGGCGGCCAGCTGCTCACGGTCATTCTTGCGGCCGGACTCGATCTCAGTGAACTCAGCGACCAGCTCGGCAGCGCCGATGTGCTTGGCCACGGCGGCACGCTGGGCATCCAGGCCAAGGCCAGACTGGCCCTGGCGGTCAGTGGAGACCCGGTAGTAGGCAACGAATTTGGTGGTCATCTTAAGCACCTTTACCAGCAAAAGCTAAACGCTCAAGGTAAGCATCCTTGCCAGCCAAAAAGGTTCTCTGTGCCCATGCATAAGCCAGACCAAATTGATTGAACTCTCCGACAATGCGGCCATCAATCCAAACCATGTAGTGGTTTTTGCCGAAGTGCTCGACCTTGACGGCAAAGCCGGTGGCCTTGCTATGCAGTAGGGTAGTTTTGTTTGCCATGTTGAACTCCTGTTGGCTTTATCTGCCTGTTGAACATGGTGTCAGTGTATCACGGTTTGTATATCGCTTGACCAGCCCCTAAACCGGCAGATTCGTAGGTGCTTACCCTTAAATCGCAAATAATTTGCAGCCTGGTCATCCCGCCCAATATAGGGGTGATATACACTTGTCGCATGACTACACCCAAACTCAAGCCCTTCTTGATGCGCTTGCACCCGGCTACCAGGCAACTGCTGGACACTGCCGCTGCCGACCAGCACCGCAGCGTGTCATCCCTGATTGACCAGTGCGTGCGCGACCAGCTCATGCCCAAGTACGGCGAGCTCCAGCCCCGGCTCCAGCGCTTCCTGTCGGGAGTGCGCCAGCCATGACCTACCAAGACGCCAACAGACTGCTCGACCAGGTCAAGGATGGCCGCCAATACCCGGAGCCGGTGGTGGCTGAGGCTTTGGCCATGACAGGCGATCAGGATCACCGCACCGAGCTGCCCTGCCCGGAGATCGATGACTTTGTGCAAGCTCTCAAGCAGTCGGGGGCGTTATGAGTGAAACAATCCTGGCCCTTGACCTGGGCACCACTACCGGCTGGGCATGCCGGCAGATGAATGGCCCTGTGGTGCATGGTTGGTCGAGCTTCAAGCCGGGCCGTTACGAGGGTGGCGGCATGCGCTACCTGCGCTTCAAGCAGTGGCTGACAGAGCTCAAGGGCACGCTGGGTGGCGAGATCCACACGGTCTACTTCGAGGAGGTGCGCAGGCATGCAAGCACAGACTCTGCGCATGTGTATGGCGGCTTGATGGCCACGCTGACAGCCTGGTGCGAGCACCACAAGATTCCTTACCAGGGAGTTCCGGTGGGCACAATCAAGAAGCACGCCACCGGCAAGGGCAACGCAGGCAAGGAAGACATGATCAAGGCCATGCAGGCGCTTGGCCACCCAGTAACGAATGACAACGAGGCAGACGCACTGGCGCTGCTGCATTGGAGCTTGGAGCAACACGCATGAAGAAGCAAGAGACCAACGAGTCAAGCCAGAGGGCGCACGCGCTGCGCCACTGCGACAAGTGCAAGACAGAGCGCCCGCCAGAGGGTGGCATTGAGATGCGGCCGGGCCGGTGGCTGTGCGCCAGCTGCTGGCTCAAGCGCTACAGGTACTGATCATGGGCACAGCGAACGGAAGGGGCTCGAGCTTCTACGGCCAGTTGATGACCGCAAGCCTGCCCAGCGAGGTCAAGAAGATCTGGTACAGCCGGGATGAAGAGCTGCCCGAGCTGCCGCGCCAGGGTTGGTCTTGGCAGCACGAAGACAACCTAGATCAGCTCGAGTGCCGGGAGTTGTTGGCCAAGATCCTGACAGACGCGCCATTGTCAGACCGGCAAGAGCTGGTGATCAGGCTTATGGTTGTTGAGGAGCTGACCCTTGTTGAGGTTGGCCAGCAGTTGTCTGTCAGCGGCCAGAGGGTGCGGCAGATCTACGCACAGGCCATGCGCAGGCTGCGCAAGCACCAGCAAGCCATCACAGGCATCCCGGTTTACGAGCTGGACTGCGAGGTGATGACTTGGAATCATTGGAGATGGAGCAGGCAATGCATGTGAGTTACATCAAGGTTTACCGGGACAGCAACGGCCTGGTGCATGACGAGCAGTCAGCCAATGGAGAGTTCCGCAACCTGCACCACCAGGTATCTCTGCTCAAGAACGCGCTGGAGATCGAGATGCAGGCGGTCGCCGACCTGCGTGAGCTGTTGGACTCGGCCAGGCGCATGGCGCTCGAGCTCAACGAGCAACTGACCAAGGGCAATGACTGAGATGAAATGCCCCGTATGCAAGGCCTGGACAGAGGTCATGGAAACCCGCCAGCGTTTGGACAACTCGGTCTACCGCCGCATGGAGTGCGCCAACGGCCATCGGTTCGTCACCGAGGAGCGGGTCACCAGGGTGATCAAGGCCAAGGTGGCCAAGCCCCAATGAAGATTGTCAAGAGGGAGTTCAAGGTATGGTATCCAAGGTTCAAAGGCCCAATCGAGCCGGACATGACTGTCCTGCTGATGGCCTGCGCACGCGAGCTGCTGACCACCTGGGAGGTGCTCAAGGACAAGGAGCTGATCACCCGGCACCTGGCCAGCATGGACAAGCGCTACGGGCCCGGCTCGGAGCAGAGGGTGCGCGACTACATGCACCAAGTGGCCAAGGATGAGCGCTGTGCTTGACAACATCGTCCCGTTTGCCATCCCCAAGCAGCCTCGCATCAAGCAGCAGGAGCCGCTGCCTGACCAGCGCAAGGTGGTGATCATCCCGTTCAAGGCGATCTTTGACAAGGAGCTGACCCATGGCGCGTTGACAGCGCTCGCAGCTTTGTGCGCGTACTGCAACCGGGCAGGCATCACCTGGGTGAGCCAAGCCAGGCTGTCAGCAGAGCTCGGGATCAGCCAGCAGGCTCTGTCCAAGCAGTTCAAGCAGCTGCGTGAAAGGGGCTACTTGATGACGATCAGGAAGGGTTACATGAGGGAAAGAACAGACACGCTGCGTGTGATCTACGACTCAACCGTGGACACAGAGACAGCCATTGCCATCACCAGCAGGTTTGAGGACACGAGGCCACCAGTAATGAAAATGGATCAACAGGAGGAGGAAGACAGGCACGACCCAGAGGGCCAGAGAAGGCTCGCAGAGATGATCAAGAACGCATTCATAGACCAACCAAAGAGGAGCGAACCGATGACAAAAGAGACAGACACAAGGACAGTCAAAGAGGTCAAACAGGCCATGCGAAAGGCACAAGCAGGCAAGTCAAGGGCTGTTGATAAGGCTGTTGATAAGTCTATACATGCAGAACCTCTTATACAACCGGTGGGTTGTGAGCCTCACAACTCTGGGGTTGTGCTGAACCCGTCTTTAACTAATAAGAAGAGTATTAATATAAGTTCTTTATACAAGTTTAATACAGTTCTGAACAACCTTGAATTCAAACAACTTGTTGACGAGGGTATAACGCACGAGCAGATCGCGCAAAGCCTTGAGACCTTGCTGCCGCTGTACCAGGCCGAGGGCATCGAGCCCGGCAGCACTGCCCTGATGGCAGGGATCAGACAACTACAGGCAGATGCACGATGAGCCAATGCCTCGCCAAGCCACAGGAACAGGGCTACAAGGCACGATCAGACCTGGTCTGGTACATGGGTAGCCAACAGGCAGGCCAAAGGCTTGTAGCCCTTGCAATCCATGGTGTCAAACCACCAGACGAACGTATGGGTTTTGTACAGGGCAGGCTGGCAAAGGGGTGTACAGCGCCCAGCAGCCAGCGGCCTACCTATACGCGCCAGCATGCGGCCAGGCGACACCCGCCCGTCAGCGTGCGCGGAACGCGACCCCTGCCCCCCACCCCCTACCGGTAGCGTGCGGGGGCCACCCTGAAATTTTCCCCCCTTTTTTCAACCACAGGAGATTTACATGAATGAGAACTTTGACAAAGCAATTGGCGCATTGAGCCATGAGCAGGCCAAGCAGATTGCCGACCCATGGGTGCATCGCTCAAGCGGTATGCGCTGCAAGACCTGCATTTGGTTTGTCCCAAAACAAACCATCAAGTCCGGAACAATTGATGAGCCTGATCCTGTCTATCACATAGGTCGTTGCCGCCG